CGTGACGGACAGAAGGTATACACAACAGATATTGTTGTGGAGGAGATTGAGTTTGGTGAAAGCAAAGGTTCTAGCCAGAGTCAGCAGAAGCCAGAGACACCACATCCAGAAGCAGACCCATACGGATTTATGAGTATTCCAAATGGAATTGACGAGGAGTTGCCGTTCGCATGATACAAATTGACAGTAGGGAGCACCAGAAAGTTATTGATGGCATTAAGAAAGCATTTGATGCAGCAGGGGAGAAATGGTTTGTGTCGAAGCTCTACGTCGGGGATTATATGAACTATGACAATCCAAGGTTAGTTGTTGACCGAAAGCAAAATCTTTCTGAATTATGCGGAAATGTGTGCCAACAGCATGAAAGGTTTCGTGCTGAGATTATCCGGGCAAACGAAGCAGGGATAAAACTTGTGTTCCTGTGTGAGCACGGAAAAGGAATTGAGAAGCTGGATGATGTCCTCTGGTGGGAGAACCCACGGGCAAAGAAAAGAGTCAAAAAGAATGGTATCTGGGTAGATCAGGAGCAGAAAGTCATGCATGGAGATGTCTTATATAAGATTCTCTGCACGATGCAGCGCAAGTATGGTGTTGAATTTCTGTTTTGCGACAAGAAAGACACCGGCAAAAGAATTTTGGAGATTCTGTCAAATGGATAAAGAAACAATTAAACAGCAGAATAGCATGAGGGACGTTCTGAACAGATATGGCATGGTTCCAAACAGAGCAGGATTTATAAAGTGCCCTTTTCATAGTGGTGACCGTACTGCATCCATGAAAATCTACAAAGACAGCTATTATTGCTTTGGTTGTGGTGCAACAGGCGACATATTTACATTCGTTCAGAACATGGATAATTGCGATTTTAAGACAGCTTTTGCCATACTTGGAGGAACTTACCAGAAACCAGATTTCTCTTCCAGAATGGCAATATATCACCATCAGAAGCAGATGGAAATGCGACAGAAGGAAGAACAGAAGAAAAAGGTTGAGCTGCAAGAATGCTTGTCTGATATAGATTTCTACCGGGCTATCCTTGACAGGGTGAAACCATTGTCTGACGGATGGTGCGAAGCATGGAATAGGTTACAACTTGCGCTATATCACCATGGATTCATAACAGGACTGGAAGAAGGTGATTAAAAGTGGAAATGATAAACAAGCTCACGAAGGATTCTATTCTGGACGAAGAAGTATTTGACGAGATATTCAACCAGGAAGACGAGATATACAAGGCACGTCTTACACTGACTCTTCTGGACAGAGCCAAGGAGCTTGGCGTAAAGAAAAAATTTGAGGATTTGCTTAAAGCTTACACAAAAGTACAGAAGCAGATGATTAAGGAAGAGAAAAGCAATAGGACGTTGTCTATGCTGGACCAGTGGACTAATTTCTCTGATTGTGAATATGACAGAATGAAATGTCTCAACTGGGTGGCGGATGATGATGGAATCAGAATATCAAATACAAATCCAGGATCGCCGGACATTATAGCCTGTTATCATCCTATACTTCCGATTGAACGAATGAAGAATCTGGAGACCGGAGAAGAACAGATAAAGTTAATCTATAAGAGGAATAATAAATGGTCCGAGGTTATTGTGCCGAAAACCATGGTTGCATCATCTACTAAAATCGTTGGATTATCTGCACTTGGGATTTCAGTAACTTCAGAGAATGCGAAGTTTCTTGTACGGTATCTGTCAGACGTTGAGAATGCAAATGACGATTATATCAACATTCAGTATTCCTCTAGCAAAATCGGGTGGATCAGGGATTATTTTCTTCCATATGACAAGGATATTGTGTTCGATGGAGATATGCGGTTCCGACAACTGTATGAAAGTATCAGTGTAGGCGGCAGCAGAACAGAATGGTATGAACATGTAAAAAAGGTTCGTGCTACTGGAAGAATAGAGCCAAAAATCATGTTGGCTGCAAGCTTCGCCAGTATTCTGATTAAACTGGTCGGTGCTCTTCCATTTTTTGTAGACCTCTGGGGAGAAACTGAGGGTGGCAAGACCGTAACACTTATGTTGGGGGCTTCTGTCTGGGCGAATCCAGGCGAATCACGATACATAGGAGACTTCAAGACAACGGATGTGGCTCTGGAAGCAAAATCTGATATGCTTAACAATCTTCCACTAATTCTGGATGATACTTCCAAGGTATCTGCCAAGATCAGGGATAACTTCGAGGGTATAGTGTACGACCTGTGCTCCGGCAAAGGAAAGAGTCGTTCTAATAAAGAACTGGGTGTCAACCGGGAGAACCGCTGGCAGAACTGCATTCTGACCAATGGTGAGCGTCCACTTGCCGGATATGTCAGTCAGGGCGGAGCAATTAACCGAATTATTGAGGTCGAGTGTTCTGAAAAGATATTCGATGATCCACAGCTTACCGCAGATACCCTTAAAAAGAACTACGGCTATGCAGGAATCGATTTTGTGAACGCAGTCAAGGAAATGTCCATTGATGATATAAAAGCCCTGCAAAAGCATTATCAGGGGCTTATACAGGACGATGACAAAATGCAAAAGCAGAGTATATCTATGGGTATCATTCTGGCAGCAGATAAGATTGCAACAGATCAGCTATTCCATGATGGTCAGTACATTGACATTGAAACTGCAAAGAGTCTCCTGACAGAGAAAGAAATGGTTTCTGAAAATGAACGTGCCTACTGGTTCGTGGTTGACAAGATCGCTATGAATGGAATTAAGTTCGATGATAACCCAGACATCAAAACGGAAAGATGGGGAATTATAGACAATGATCCGATAGAGAAAACGTCGACTGCGATAATCTATAGCGTAGCGTTTGATGACCTGTGCAAAATTGGAAAATTCTCCAGAAAGGCATTCTTGTCATGGGCTGTCAAGAAGGGACTTGTGGAAACCGACAGCAGAGGTTATCCGACCAAAGCGAAGAAGCTGGACGGAATTGTCACAAAATGTGTGTTCTTGAAAATTGTAGACGAAATTCCAAAAGGATTCGTGAATTGTAATGATAACTTTGAGATTACAGACGATATTGTGTTTGATTGATAAACAATTAGTCCAAAAGGTAACCGGGTAACCCAGGTAACCTTTGATTCTGCATATATATATTTGAGTATTTATATACACATATTGAGTATAAAAGTTTCCCTATATGAGAAAGTCAGGGTTACTCGGTTACTCGGTTACCTACCTGTAAAATCAATGGTTTACACGAATTAGTACGGTTACATCTCGGTTACTGTGGGTTACTTATATTAAAATAATATAAATATATTATATTTATAAAATAAAATTAAATAGAGCGTATACAGTATATTGTATACAATATTCAAAGGAGATGATAAAAATAAAAGTAGAAGCAAAGGATATTCCGTATATTCAAAAATTTATGACTGAATTTTGGAAAGCTATAAAAGATTTCTATTCGGCCGAACTTACAGATGAATATTCCAAGCAGGCTACTGATCGTCTGATAGAGCTTGGAGAGTATGCGGAAATGTGCCCTGATAATAATGATAAACAGTTTATCAAGAATTGTCTAGTTGCTTTTAATAAGCTGTTAGATTCTAAACAGAGGAAAGTGATGCAGAAAGAGATATAGGGCGTTGCTGAAGATGATGTTCTGGTGCAGATCGCAAGACCAAGACTGGATGTTGATTTGAATTTATGTTCATTTTGAAAGGAGTATCAAATGATTGATTGCAAAGGAAACAAGTTAAACATTGGTGACGAGGTTGTATATATTCACGGCAAAAACTCAGATTCCCGATTACAGACCGGATTCATAACAAAATTTTATAAAAGTTATTATGGGCGTGATGAATGTAGCGTAGGAAAAGCGACTCATATTTTAAGCCATAGAGTAATGAAGCTCAGTTAAAAGGAGAAAGAAACATGAAACTGTATGACGTATATGACGGTTCAAAGTATATCGGGGAGCTGACGCTTGCTGAAATATCAGAATTGACAGGAAAGACAAGAAGCCAGATATCGTAGGCAATCAGCAGGGCATATGACATTAACGGAAGATATGCGGTCATATATGATGGGCAACAAACAATCGCATACTCAAACAAGAATGATCGTAGGATGTTGATGGAATTTGACATTCTGACTCAGAAGATAAGGAGGGCTGTTGGTTGGGGAAGTTGAAAATTAAAAAATCAAAGAATCAAAGAAGCTTAATCCCGGCGCCACTTAACATAACTGGCTTTACAATGGAGCAGGATTCCAGACAGACTGGCATAAGAATCGAATCTCTTAAAGCGTATTTGGATTCAAAAGAACAGGAAATTAGAGAACAGCTTATCAAAGAATCACAGGAAAAGCTGTGGAAAGCAGAAGATTATATTGCCGTGGCAAATATTTTAATTTCTGTTATTGCCATCAAGAAAGCATGGGGATTCAAGAAAGCAAACCAGAATTTCATTGATAAGATTTCTGAAGCCGAAAGATATGTTGAGGAAGTCGGTGTTGAAGCAGCATACAAGGAAATTAAGGAAGAAATGGGTTTGCAGATTGAATTTGATTCTTTTGATATTAATAGGGAATTTGGGTTCGGAGAGTATGAGGAGAAAGGATAAAAATGAAATTTATAGATTTTTTCGCAGGAATCGGAGGATTTCGTAGGGGAATGGAATTGGCGGGGCATGAATGCGTTGGTTTTTGCGAATTTGATAAATTTGCTACTGCGAGTTACATCTCAATGCACTTACTGACAGAAGAGCAGCGAAAGGCATTGGAAGATATTTCTATCAAGAAAAGACAGAAGGAAATATTAAAGGAGGAATACAGAAATGGAGAATGGTATGCAAATGACATTCGAAGAGTGTATGCCGGAGATATTCCCAAAGCAGACTGTTGGTGTTTCGGATTTCCATGCCAAGATATCTCAGTCGCAGGAAAACAAGCCGGATTTCAAGGAAACCGTTCAAGCCTGTTTTTCAGAGTTATGTACCTTGTCGGACAGCTCGAAGAAGAAGATAAACCCACTTACCTTTTCATTGAGAACGTTAAAAATCTGCTTAGTGTTAATGGAGGATGGGATTTCGCCAGACTGCTCATTGAAATGGAGCAGTGGGGGTATGATGCAGAATGGCAGGTGCTCAACTCCAAAGATTTCGGAGTACCGCAAAACCGGGAAAGATGTTTTATTGTCGGGCATCTTAGAGGGAGAAGTACCACAAAAGTATTTCCTATCGAAGGAACAGATGGAAAAAATAGTGTTTCGTTAAATCTTCTTGGTTGTCTTAATGGTAGAAATTCGCAGCGAGATAGAGTTTGTAGTGACAATGGATTAGCACCAACAATCAGTACGAAGCCGGGAAGAAATACAGAACCCAAAGTATCCATATTATTTGATACAAGTTATATTGGTCAAGATGGAAAAGCACGCATATATGAAAATATTTGTCCAACACTAACAAGCAGAGATTATAAAGAGCCTGGAAGTGTCGGAGTAGTATGCAATGTGAACCCGTCAGGAAAAGGAATGAACGGAAATGTGTATGATTCGACTGGCTTAAGCCCTACTTTAACAACAAATAAAGGAGAGGGAAATAAGATTGCAATCCCAGTATTGACACCAGATCGTATAGAAAAACGTCAGAATGGAAGAAGATTCAAAGAAAATGGTGAACCAATGTTCACATTAACATCTCAGGATAGACACGGGGTCGCAATTGATCCGCTCGGAGTATTGCGTAACGTTCGCACAGAATATGGAAAAGAAGTTGCCAACACACTCGACACGAGTTGCAATCAAGGAATATTTGTGCAGGTATCGGAAGAATTAACGGTATATGCAGTGTGGTACGAAAAATATCAGTGTTATATAGCAATACGAAAGCTGACACCGCGTGAATGCTTTAGACTTCAAGGTTGGTCTGATGATTATTTTGATAAAGCACAGTTCGTAAATTCTGACAGCCAGTTATACAAGCAGGCGGGAAATGGAGTAACAGTGACAGTTGTAGAAGCTATGGCAAGAAAAATAAAACTCAAACATAGAAAGGAATAACGAATCCTCGGTAAACCGAGGTTGTATCAAAATTAGAATGGTGAATTGATACATAAATAAATAAATACAGAAATCATGGAGGACTGCACAATAGCGTGTCAGTTGCTTACATGGGGAAAGGGAATAAGAAAAATGAGAGATAAAGAACGCATTTTGATGATTATTATTTCAAGGA